GGGGAAGGCTACGCGCTAATTAAGCGTTTGAAGGATAGACATTTGTCTGTGAATATATTTGATCGTTCGTGTTTGTAAGATACTCTGGAAAGTCAGAGCTGTTGTGACACAAATAGTCAACCATTCTTTGCGTGTAGAACATTGCTTTGCTACGTGCTTGGTCGCGATAGTTCTGTAAGTCACTTTGAGAGATAGGTTGAGTGTCTTCGCTTGTGCGAATTACCAAACTTCCGTTATCGGTTTTAACGTACAAATGAGGAAGCATTTCGTACAAAGACCACCACATAATCATTCGACGTAAATACTTGTCAAGAAGCGTCTCGTATGCGCCTGTAATATCGTCGTTGACAACGTCTTCTTTTATCTTTTCGTAAAGGTCAGTTCCCAAATACAATTGAGCGTATTCGTCTTGCGCTAAATAGATAGCAGGATACATCAAAAGAGGGTCAACGCTTCCGTTAATCCAAGTGTATTTTTTGATATAGTTTTCGTCAATGAGTAGAACTTCGGGTGATAGTGCCATAATTTTTATGAGTATTTAAGTGAACCTCTGTTTGGTGTGTCGTTTGGTCTAATTGATTCTACTCCTTTTGGAAATAGTTCGTTTGGTATTTTACCCGAAACAACAGTATCGTTTTTCAATCCATCGTTAGGCAAAAACTTTCCGTCTTTTCTTTTGCGGAAAAATATCTTTCTAAAGAAAGCGTGTCTGCAATATGAACCGCCTTTCCATTCCCAGATGCTATAATTTGAGCTACCACTTGGTGCGAACTCTCCGTTTACACCTGCGTCACCCATAGCAATAATATCTTCGTAACGGAACAACGCGCCCATTTTAGAAAGTGCAACCATTTCTTGACAGAAATCGCGTGTTACCATTTCACCTTCTTTATAAGTTAAATTCTTTGAATAGTAATAACGTACTTTGTAAAGTCCTGTGTCTAACTCATCTTTTTGATCGGGGTTTGAATAACCTCGAACGCTCATAAATTCCGTGCGATACTTTTCTTCGTCGTGTGGTGCTGTTACTTCTTCGTCAGAAATTAACTCCCATTCTTCTTCGTTGATGTATTCAGCCTTTTCGCGTAAGTGGTTTAACCACGCTTCGCTTTGTTCTTTGGTTATCTTAACAACCGCATCCTTCTTCTCCGCAACTACTTTTTTTTTTAATTCGATTGTTTGCGTTGTTGGTTCAACTACAACTTCGTCGAATGGAGAATTCATTTCGATGTTTACTTCACCTAAAATTGGAGTGAAAACACGCTCAATGATTCTTTGATATGGCTTAATTACTTGGTTGTTGAATATCTCCAAACCAACCAACATTTCGTCTTTGTTACTTCCGAATCCTGTTGTGTCGCGTATGCCGTGAATCAATGGTGAAACAACGCGGTGTCCTACCATAATTTGCTTCGCTGTTTCTTCAGATAAAAACTGATATTGCTTGTCTGCGTCGCTTAGTGGAAAAGATTCGATTTGTGGAGCGCGTGCAGGATCTTCGTTAAATGTCATTAAGAACTTACCCGCGTTACTTGCACCGCTCAAACGAGTTTCCCACTCACGACGAATAGCTTCACGTTCTTCTTTTTGTGGTATTCCGTTTAAGAAGTTAATGATGAATGAAGGAAATAAACCATTCAAGATATTATTGACGTGGTATAGTCCCATTTGGTAACTCAACTCAACGTAGTTCAACGCTCCGAAGTAGTCTGGCTTTGGATAGTAAACACTTCCCGCACTCATTCCGTGTGCGTAAATAACTTGTCTTGGTTGTTCTTGTGCAATTGAAGGATTGAACGCAGGGATAAACTCTGGCTTTCCTCTTTTGCTTCGTGTGTTCGCCCAATCTTTCGAGTAGAAAACTCCTGTAATATCGTCTTCTTCTTTGTCGTATGCAAGTCTGCAATTCTCAAAAGGAAGGTGATTGATTTGTACCACGCGTGTGAAGTCCATTGACCAAATAACCTCTGCACAAAATGCACCTTGAAGTATTAAGTCGAAAGAAATACCTTGCAATGCGCTATCTAAAATCGTTCCTGTACCTTGTCCCTCAACCATAAACGCTTTTGAGTTAACTAACGCGTTGTGAATTGGTGAATTGTAGTAAAGGTTGATTAAGTATTGCGGATATAAATTGTTATTTCCATAATCAATCCAACCGCTACGATTCTCTTTTTCAACCGCTTCAACAGGTTGGTAAGCTGAAAGATTTATTGCTTGTATATTACTCATTTTAAGAACCTGTATATATTACGTCTACGGGAATCGTAGGCGTTGAAACGTCAAAGTAAATAGTTCCGTTTGAAAGAATCATTGAACCACGTTCAACGAGACCGACAACGGATTCGTCTGTTGGGTCTAAATTGCTCGAGCTGTTTTGTCCGTACACGTCGTACTTGTATTTGCCCGCGTCGGCTAGTCCAACTGTTGTTAAACGTATTTTAGTAACACGTTCATTTTCGTTTATTACGGTCACGACCTGCGCAAGTTGTTCGCCTGTCATTTCGTAAGTTAAAATAAGAAGGTAGTTTGTGAACGCTACATTGAAATACTGGCGTCCTTCGTCTAACGAAAGCCACGCGTATTGATTCGCTGTATTTGTATTCAAATAAACCATTCTATCTCTTTATTTGTTTGATGAAATTACAACACGTAGGGACGCGTTGTCCCTATGTGTGTAAAAGTTTTTTGATTAGTCAAGGATTGACAAAGGCGCACCGCTCAATTTGTACGCTCTCTTTGGAGTTTCGTGTACAAATGCAAGTGTGTAACCGTTCATATCACCCAAAGCTGTTCCTGTTCCTGCAGTCGAAGTAGAAAGGTCTGCTCCGTACTCGTAACCAACAGCCCACCAATTGTCGTTTGAATCGTTAACGAAAATGATTGGACGAGCCTGTGCAACTGTTTGCAATTCCAAACGCTTTGCGCTTGATAATTTTTGCAACATTACATTCACAGTCTGCGTGTAAAATACTGTTCCGTTGTCGCGGTTGAAATTGATTGTTTCTTCGAACGATCCTGTTTGAGTAGGTAGTTCGTAAGTGAACAAATCACCTGCAACTGGACCTACGATAGCAGTAACGATTTCGTTTGCGTCTAAAGTCAACGAAGTAACCGTGTCGCAAAGAATAATTTTTTTAATTCCACCGATGCCGTCTTTGCAATCGAGTGTAAATCCTGTACTTAATTCACAAGCCATATTATTAATTTTTTATTAGCACAAAAGAGGAGCGGTGTTTAAGCCGCTACCTCTATTCGTGCAAGGGTTAGAATGGTTGAGATTATGCAGTGTATTGGTAGAACGCGATTTCGTCACCGAAGCCGTATTGTACACCTGCGAAGAATGAACAAGCGAAACGAACGTTGTCAGAAAGGTCGTACTGATACATATCCAAAACTGCAACATTGTTCCATTGGTCTTTCAAGTTTGTTCCGAACCAAAGGTTTGACTTTTGGAAGAAAGCCATTGTGTCGTCAGACATACCAGGACATTCAACGATGTCGTATTGTCCCTGCCAAGTCATTTTAACAGTTTCTCCTTGGTAAAGGTAAGAACCACCACCAAGACCTAAGATTGCAGTTCTGAAAGCTTCAGCAACGTTTGAAGATACCGCGATAACAGGCTTCTCAGTAGCACGACGAACGCGTACAGGAAGTGTCAATACAAGACGGTTCATTTCTTCGATAACATTCGCAGAAGTGATAGCCTCAGGAGTAGCAACATCAAGAACAGCAGAGTCAGCCAAGAACAAAGTTTCGAAACCTGCGTATTCACCTGCAGTTGCGTTTACACCTTGCCACATGATGCGCTCATTTTCAGCACCCATTCCAGCCATGATGTTAGCAATTAACGCGTCAGTCAATGATGCGTGCAAGAAACCATCTTGTTCTGATTTTGATTCCCAATCCGCTAAAAAATCTTTTTTACACAAATTTCTGTGGATTTGGAATTTCTCTAAAGTCAAGATTCGCTCTGTAAGTGTTACAGTTCCTGTTGGTGTGAAGTCACAAGTCGCATTTGCGAAAGTAACATTGTCAACTAATTTACGAACAACTTGTTTGTACTCGATGTTTTCTTTGAAAGTAACTGCGTTTAAAGACTCGTTACTTAAGAACGCAGCGCGAATATATCCTGCTGCTTCTCTACCTGCGTAGGTAGTGGTTAATGAAGTGGTAGTAGCCATTTTTTATTTGTGTGTTTTTTTTATTTTTTAAGATTGAATAAGAAACGCTCTTCAGCCGACATTTTAGCATATGGCTTTGAAGGTGCGCTTTGTTTGTTTTGTTTAACTTCTTTGATAGATTGAACCGCAGGTTGTGCGCTCAACTTCTCAACGTTTGAAGAAAGTTCTGCGTTTGCTTTTTTCATGTCAGAAAGTTCAGATTCTAACTTTGCAACCAAAGACAAAAGACCTTCAACCTCTGCGTTGAATGTTTCTTCAGCAACTACTTCAGTCGCTTGTTCTTCTTCGATGATTACTTCAACCTCTGGACTTTCTTCTTCCATTGGTTTCAATTCGGCAACAACACCGTCCGCAACAACAACCGTTACCATTTCAGCGGTCTTGTATTCTCCGTCCGCAACAACAACCTCGTTGCCTTCTGCGTCCTTTGTG